AAGATAATGCCCCAGTAGATGCTGATTGGGAAACTGTTATCTGTCGCCAATGCTCGTATCAAGAAGCACATGGCACCGATCATATTGAAGATTAATTTCCCTGTAAATACTGGATGACAAAAGAGCCTTATGGGCTCTTTTTTTTCATTTTACCTATATTAACATGTGCAATTCCTCATATATATTATGTAATCGACAGAACAAATTATAGAACAAAACGTATGAGAGTTATCACCACGAAAGGGAGATTCTTATGAGCTATGCACCAGAAAACGAAACAGCTATTGCATATTGGACTCGTCCACAATATATTGATATTAGTGGCAAGATGAACATCGGCGTTGCAGCATACGCCCTCGAAGGAATCGAGAAGGTAGAATTCTATCTGCAAGATGCTGACAGAATCCCAACACAACTTAGTGGCGATTTTAATCTAGACGGTAAAGTAAACGTCGATGATTTGAATTATATTCTTTCCAACTGGGGGACAGTAGGTCCAAGAGACTTACTAAAGGTTCTTGGTAACTGGGGTGCAGTAGAAGAAGACTCAGATCTTCTTGGTGTTGCTACAGAAGAACGCCGCAATCCAGAGACTGACGAACTTGAATGGTTCTTTGAATTTAATAGCGTTGGTTACGAGGATCTAAAAAGACTTCGTATCTGTGCAAAGGTTTATCCCAAGGTTGGTATTCCTCTCAAACTAGAAGGTTCATTCCTCGACTATGCTTCAATTTGTGGATTGGATGTCTTTCCCGATAATACAGGCGTTGATTCTTCACTCTATGTCAGTGGAAGTGGTAATGACGAAACTGGTGATGGTTCTGAAGAAAATCCATTTGCCACAATTCATAAGGCAGCATATTATAACCTCAGTCCTCTTGACACCAACGCAGGGCGTGTGATTAAGCTGCTCGAAGGTGAGCACAAACTTGCATCTAATCACCAAGATCAGGCGATGCGGGATGTAAACTCTTCTGGTAAGCAAGATGATCAGTGGGTAACTATTGAATCAGCAGTGGACCGAGAACTGTGTCCCATCGTTGGAAAGCATAATGGTATATGGTCTTGTAAACTTTACTTTAAAAATATTCACGTTCTGCCAACCACAGTGGAAGATGGTAAGGATATCTTCAACACCGGCCGGCATGGCATGTATTGTTTCGATAACTGCCTTATTGAAGGTAGGACTAGAGAGGGTGGTAGCTTCGGTAAGAGTGGTCCACAGATCTTCTCGATCGGCTCTACATGGAAGAGACACTTTCAACCCGCAATGCGCCGTGTTGACATCCAATCACACTACGATCTAATCGTTGGTGACATCATGCTCACTGGTTGGTTCTCTCTCGTTTCTAATGTATCAACATCCCGTCACGGATTCTACGTCGATGATGACGGTACTCCACCACCAGCAAGTGGAGTTCATGTGGACTTTTGTCAGACCCATGTTGGTGGTAGGTTCGATGAGAAGGTCATCTTCGAGAATCTAATTATGAGATTCTGCACTGAATGGACTCGATCGGGCGGACAACAGTTCTTCGGTTCATTCGGCCGAAACGACTTGGAAGAATCTGAGTTCAGGAACTTTGCATTCGTAGGTAATCGACTTGCACAATGGGCAGGAATCGATGACGAGAACTACCCCGGAGTAAAGGACGAAACTGGTCACATGTTAGTGGGAAGAGCAAGAATGTTTGCGTGGGGTGTTCATAACACACGTAACTGCTTGTTCCAAGACAATATCCTGTTTGGTAAGGGTAACTGGTTTGGTGCCGAACAAGAAGGTAACCAAGTGTATCCTTATGATAACGGATACGGATCTCCCATGTACAATAGCGTCATGTGGCGGGATAACTACCGCACACCAGACAAGGAAGAGTATTTTATGCCGACTCCAGATTCAACAGCAGGAAACAATGTTGGTGATGCACCACAGGAATTTAGATTCGATCCTGCAACTATGTCTCTCCCGTGGACCAGTCCAATCACTGGTGTTCGATATGAAGGGGATGCATCCAAGTTAGCAAGTCACAAGTGGAACAATTATGCGAACAATGATGACCTGTTGGAAAAATGGGATAACTAAAATTTAATAATTAAATATATGAAAAGGCAACTCCCTTCGGGGAGTTGTTTTTTACCCAAGTAAGATGACTCAAATTATAAATATTTGTGACTAAACGCCGACATACGAGGAACCCATAATGGCAGAATACTACTGGTCAGGAAATAGGAACGCCGGTCAACGAGGAATTAGTTCAGAAAACTATGCCGCAGGGATGCCCAACTCATCATTTGATTGGGGTGTAACTTCAAACTGGCTTGTTAAGGATTATAGTTCTCCAGACAATAACTTCGGATATGCTTTAGTAGAGACACAATCGTTTCCTCAGAACAGTACTGATGAGGCATTCTTTATGGATCTTCGGTATGAACCAGTTCCCGGATACATCGAGGATCCGTTGGATGGTCAGGGCCCATTACTTCCCATGAACGCATGTTTGTTTGGTGGTATTAGTGGATCATCCGGTGATTTTAATGGTGGAACATGGGGTGATAGCAGCAGCAGTACTGGTGAGATTTATCGAATTCATGTAGACTACTCTTATGGAAAAAGTGATATTAGCCCGAATTCCCAAGGCTGGCATCAAGATAGTTTTATTCTTGGTAATACATTAGGAATCACGTTCGGAAGTTATTGGCCCGGAACATCCGCAGGAATTACAATCCAAGGATTGGCAACACTCTCTGGTAATAGTCTGGGTAGTTTACAAATCATCAATACTGATGGTTCTACTGCGTTGTTTGGTGTCAGTGCTGGTCTAACTTTTGGTGGATCAAATTCAACCACCATCGGTACAAGTGGTGGGGGAAGTGCATTTGGAGCCAGTATGGCTACCCAGTCACTGTATAATTCGTTTGCGTCCGCAATCACTGCCGGTGTACTAAAAATGCAACTATCCAACTATACTGGTAGTGCCGATACAGAATTTACATTGACACAGAATGTTGGTGGTGGTTATGGCAATACCGAGATAACAGGTACTCTTATTACTGGTGTTACTTCTGGTGTAACTGGTAGCACATTTGATCCGGGACTGACATGTGGTGGAGGAAACACAGCAAACTTCTCGGGGGGAATCGGAACTACCAAGGAAATTGGACTTCGTGTTAGAGCACAATATATTGATCACCATAGTCCTAGACCAGTGAACCTGATTGACAGTAGAGCGGATCGTGTGTTTGTTACTGATGCAGGTCAATTCAACCACAAAAGAGGAAGAATAAACCAGTTCATTTCTCGTAGAACTGCATATGATTATGAGGCCAACATCAACGGCCAATCGAATACTTCATTCGAATCAACCTCTACATATCTAATCGATACTCAGATAGGAACTGTTGCCGGAGAGGGTACAGTAGTTATTGCAGGTGGAACATATCAAGAATTCGTGAGTGGTGTTGAGGAATCTGCGGATAGACCTGTTACTTATATTGGAACGAGTGGTGGTGCTTCTGCTCTAACTGTACGAGCATTTAGAAAGGGATTGGTCCAAATAATTGGTGATGTCACTACTATCAGTTCATATCCAGAAGAACCATATGCCGGAAATGGTGAGGGTGGTCGAACTGAAATTTCTAGAAAACTTGATGATGATACTATATCGACAATTACTACGGTTAATATGAAAGCATTCAACGACGAAGATATGATTGGCGGTTCAAAAACAAATAATGAAGTATACTTAAATTGTGGTATGACTCTGAGCACGTTGGCAATTGATTCTGGTACTGTTCGGGTTGGGCCTGATATTAGAGATAGGACTATTACAGTTGTTGATGGTACAATCTCTGGTCTGGGTAAGCTACTCGCAAGAAATCCAGATAACGTATCATATTCAGGATTTAAACTCGGTGGGAACGACTTCCCAACCAATGGTGCAACGGGTGGAGTCACTCTTCCAGAAGGAATGTTGGTATCTGATCCGCAAGCAGAAATTGAATTCACTACAGGACATTATGTAATGGCAGACTTCCTCGGGGCAACGAGTGCCAATGAAGCCTTCCAGAAGCCGATACCACCGATACCTCCCGGTGCTAAGTATTAAGAAAAGAAAACCCCCACATGTGGGGGTTTTTTCATATATAAGTTGATAGGAGAATAACTATGGGAATTATTTTTAATAGCTACAGAAAAAGTAAAAGAGAGGCAAAACATTATTATCACACTACAGTATTGTATGGCGATAGACAACGTGATATAATGCTAACTGAAAATGATGTCAAGAAAGGAATTCATAGAGCTTTAAACAATCTAGAAGATATTCCTAAAAAGTGGTATGACTATATTTTATTTTGGAGATGATCGTGAGTAGTAAACATTCTGCTGGTAAGGGTGATAAAAATAGAATTTCTAATTTTAAACAATATCAAGAAAATTATGATAAAATTTTTGTAAAGAAGAAAGTGAGTGATAAACATGGAAGTAAGAATCGTAAGACTAAGTAGTGGTGAAGAGATTATTTGTAAGTACGAAACAGATGGGGCAACAAGCAAGATCAAAAATCCTGCTGTATTAATTCCCATGCAGGGTGGTCAACTGGGTATGATGGGTTGGATGCCGTATGCTGATTACAAGGATATCGAACTTGATAATAAGTTTGTTATGTTTGCAGTTAAGCCTCAAACTGAACTATTGAACCAGTACAATGAGAATCTTGGAAGTGGACTTGTTGTCCCAGAAAAGAAGATTACATCACCAAGTCTAACACTCAGCACTTAAATTTGAGGTTTATATTATGGCCACCAACTCCGCGCAACATTCTAAACACGTCAGCAACATAGTAAAAGTCGGGAGTCCCCGGAACTCTAAGAAGAAAAAAGGAAATGATCCCGCCAGAACTTCTAAGTCGGGTAATGGAAAGAAAATTCGCTAGTTTCCTGCGGGCGTAGCTCAGTTGGATAGAGCAGCGGACTTCTAATCCGCAGGTCGAAAGTTCAAGTCTTTCCGCCCGCGTTATATTATGAATCAAAAGAAATTTAATAAATTATCTGAAATTGCATTACCATACGCACTCCAGAGTACTAGACAGAAGAAGCACGTTTCATTGATTCTGGTTCGCAATAATGTTATCTCAGTTGGCATAAATCAACTCAAGTCACACCCACAAGCAAAAAAAATTGGTTATAGATATGATGAGGTTCATTCGGAATTGGACGCATTACTCAGATGCAAAGAAAGAAAGAATCTTGAACTGGTCAACTTTAGGTTTAACAGGTTTGGTGATAGCCGTTTATCTCATCCTTGTTCTCTCTGTTGTCCATGGTGCAAACTGATGTTTGACAAGATATACTACACAACCCGTGAAGGGTACGAAAGGTTGGAATACTAATGAAACAGTTCATGTTAATGGAAGAAGTTGTACATATTCCCACAAAGAAGAAGGCAACAGTTGTCGCGACAAAGATTGACCGAGAAGGTAATCAACTTATCGAGCTTAAGTATGAAAATGGTAGCAAGGGATGGGCATTCGCTGATGCGCTCAGTTCGTTTATTCAGGATGCTGTAGAATATGATGGTGAGTTTATCTCCGAGTGACTTGACTTTACGGAGTTCTGTGTTATAATATACGCATGGCTCCGTAGCCCAATAGGTAGAGGCAACGGACTTAAAATCCGTACAGTGTGGGTTCGAATCCCACCGGAGCTATTATAAATACAGAGGAGAGTATAATGAATATATTATCAACTGTAATCTTTTCTGTTGTTGCTGAATTGTCTTCCCCTGATTATGTCATCTATCCCGTGGATGACATTTTGTATAGTGTTCCTCAGTTCAATGATTCTCCAAATTTTCGTCTTGGTCTCCCATTGAGATCTTATGAAAATAATTCTACTGGGTATACAGAAACTAAAAATGATCGAATCGGCACAATTCGAATGATCATACAAGAGGACTTTAGGTCAAGAGGAATTGACGTTAAGGTTTTCTTCTTTAATGGTAATTTTATTGTTGGACCAACGAATTAAGAATATCCGGATTGACCATAGCTAGTTATAGCCGCGGCTAATGTATTTCCACTATTTGCAGTTAATGTTGGAGGTATAGAATTGTGTGAATATGAACCGACAACACTAATTGATCCACCATTAAACCTGTCTGTGGACCCAGTATAGTATAGTGTATTCGGGGTAGTATTATTTGGCACAAATATGGTTATACGCTTATTTAGTGAATTGTCTAGAACGGAATATAAGCCAATATCACCCGAATATGATGTATTAGTTGTGCCCGGATCTGTTATGAAAGTAAAGCTACTAAATGGAGTTCTTTCAAAATTTTCAACAAAGACATACATTCTACCTCTATTTAAAACTAGATTTTGCTGTGGTACACCATCGATCGCAAGGAAGGTATCTCCACCATCGGCAATTAGTCTAACAGCATGAACAACAGCATCAGTAAGTTCAGTTTCACCTATATTACGATAAACTTTTCTACTATGATTTACTATAACTTCAGTTCCTTTTAGATTTTCAGGGGTAGCCTGTACACCCTCGGGTCTAAACGTAACAAGTTCTCTATGAAAGTCATCTGTTGTTATTCCATTAATTACAAATCGACCGGTATTGCTTGAAGTTGAAAAATCAACATAGTCACCAGAACTAAAATCATTGTAAATAAAACTTGTGGATTCACTAGTAGTAAAATTAATTAGTGCATTGCTAGTTACACCGGAAGTTACACCCGCTGTTGTACCTATTTGTGGAACAGTTTCAAAATTTTCTGATAAGTAGTAGTTAGTTTCTGATGTGCTACCTATCGAGGATAATGTGCCTAATACCTTGTAATTAGTATATGAGTTAAAAGTGCATGATGCACTCAGATCTGCAACATAGTTTCTTTGCTGATCATTATATGATGCATTTGATAGAGTGAATCCCATACCAACGCCCATTGCAGTAAATGCGGCTTCTATGAAATCTTTATCTGCTTGATTTGTGCAATTTTCATAGTCTAATACAATAGTAGATCCTTCTATTAAGATATTAGGTCTACATGTTAGATTTTGGTTTGCAAGTATAAGGTCTTCTAATGTATCGATAAATTCAATTCCAAAGAATCCTGCTGTGCCCAAATCCTGTATAAAGAAATCGGATATAGTAGATGATCTTGGATATCCTGTAATAAACTGTGACATATATTAAGACGCAAAGTAACTAATTTTTTGTCCGGTTGCTCCACCCACAACATATACTAGATTTAGGTTATTCAGTTCTAGGAAACAATTTTCTCCTGCAAGTAGAGGATAACCTAATGTTGATCCAATATTACTAGTATGTCCAAGGTATATTGTTGCAGTATTAGTGGAAAGTGCTCGTAGTTTAGCACCACTGAGCATACTAAAAGAGGGCATAGAAAGTCCAGATGATATTACTGATTTTTGACCTGCTGTGAATGCAGAAGGGAGATTTACCCCTTTAATGGTGATATCACCAGTAATTCCCACTCGTTCAGCATTGGCAACACCTTCAATTTTCAGGGGACCAGTAGCATTTGTCACACCAACAATTGCTGATAGCGTGACTGTTGCAGTTATTCCAGCATCAATTAATGAAACCTTGAGTGCGTCACCAGATACACCGATTGCGGTTAGCCCAGAGTATAGTTTTACTGCTGCTCCTGTGGAACCGTCTATGTCTATTAATGACACAGTACCAGTTACGCCTACCGTGTCTCGTGAAGAGTTAAGTCCCGGTATAATTCCACCAGTAACTCTAATTCCATCTGAACCGGCAGTTACACTCATAGTTCCCTGAACAGTAATACCAGCACCTGCGGTAGAACCAGCAACCTTTAGGTATTGATCAGCATAGTTTGCAACACCAAAGGCACCACAATTTCCAACATTACCACTAATTGTTATGGCAACATCACTTCCCGATACTGTCACGGGTAATGGGTCAGAACTAGAAACTCTGATGGCCGCACCAGAATTACCAAAGATCATTTTCTGAAGAGGAACATGGGCATCAGCTAATCCGACTCCACTTGTCCCGTAATCTGTTCCTATATTCGCGGTTGTCCCTACTGTTTGGACAATTATATTAGACGCAGTATCTGGCATTGTATTCTCCTACAGCCATTGTGAACTAAAATATATATAATGGTTTGACACACAAGCTATATCAGGTATAATATGAACATTGGAGAAACGAGTGATATTAAACGAAAATCAAAAAAAGACATTTTCCACAAAAGTTGAAAATCATGTAAAGAATAGGGGAGGAACATATATTGATGCTGTATTATCACTATGTGAAGAATATCAAATTGAACCTCCTGTGGTGGCAAAATCTTTATCCAAACCTCTAATAGAGAAGATACAGATGGAAGGTCAAGATTTAAATCTTCTTCCAAGACCAAAAACCACATTACCAATTTAAGTACAGGGGAGTTCCCTGTGAATTTTTTTAGTCCGAGGTAGTTCCTCGGGAAAGGACAGTATTATGGATTTTTCAGATTTTAAACGTAGGTCAAAGAGCAATCTTGATGAACTCTCAAAGAAGATTCAGGAGAGTTCCGGTAGCAAGGATTCCTATAAGGATGATCGTTTGTGGCGACCAGAACTGGATAAGTCTAGTAATGGTTACGCTGTGATTCGTTTCCTTCCGGCTCCTCCAAACGAAGAGCTTCCTTGGGCAAAGCTCTATTCTCATGCCTTCCAAGGTAAGGGTGGTTGGTACATTGAGAATTCGCGAACCACACTTGGTGAGAAGGATCCTCTTTCGGAAATGAACTCCGAACTTTGGAACAGCGGCCAGGATAGTGATAAGGATATTGCGCGTGCCCGTAAGCGTAAGCTCCAATACATCTCGAACATTCTTGTGATCAGCGATCCAGCCAATCCCCAGAATGAAGGTAAGGTGTTCCTCTACAAATATGGTAAGCGAATCTTCGAT